ATCCAGATAAGGATGTGCGGTTAATTCTTGGTAAGTTCCAAAGCGCGTTTGACATAGCTCTGCGACTTCATTCTGCCGTATCTTTCTTTCTGCCTCGGCTTGCTCCTTAGCCGCGCTCATGTCTGCTTTTATTTGATTGCGTTGCGTGACGCTGAGTTCATTGGGATCAATGTTACTCCATTGCTTTTGTAAGCCAGTACGCCAATTACCATAAACTGCGTTTTGATATTCGCCAGTTTGAAAAAATGTATACCACCCAGATTTTTCACCATGTTTATCGGGTCGATGATTATCCCCGCTAGTCACTTTCACCCGCACAAGCTCACCGCTAGTGTCAAGGTAATTTACTACCAAGCCATCGCGTGACATCTCATGGATTAAATCGTTTGTGGATTTGTTTGCGCCACGGAAAATATAATTTTCATCAATGACAATCCCATCTTTTACATATTTAGTTAAATCAACCATCGTCCTTAACGAGAAGTCCATGCTGTGCTTGGTCAGTGCAATACTTTAAATACTCTTGGATTGCTTGCTGAAACAAACGTACCCGATCATCTTTTTGCCACTCATGCAAGACATACGATTTATTGCGCTTGGCTGCTTTTAAGTAGACTTCTTTAGTTGCGGTTACAGCTTTCTCTACGGCTGTATGATTGATGATTGGATGTTGCAAAGTTATTTCTCTCACTCCCTGTTTAAACGCATCGTGCGTTTGTAATTCTAGTTTTATTTTTTCTAAGTGGTCAGCACTACATGCACCATACCATCTCGAACCGTGGTGGAACAACAGACCCTTCACTGGCTGTAGGCAATACGAACACAGCGAGGGCCTATCATTTAAGAACGGCAAACTAGAATGGGATATCGTCATTTAGTTCTTCTAGTTCTGGTTCATCCTTACTGGCTTTCTTGGTAAAGTTATTTTGTGCTTTTATTTTTTCTTTCTGCGTTGGCTTGGCTTTTTCGACAGGCGCAGAAAAAGTGTTGCCAAAGTCATCCTTGACCTGTAGATAACCACGTTCACCCACTACCAACTCAGCACTCACGCTCTTGCCAAGCAACTGCTTTTCAGGATTGGTTAATGCGCCAACTATCCCCGCCGCATTGCCAATTTTACGCAGAGTTTCTATGCCAATGCTCACCGCTTTATCACTGGTATCATGTGCCATAGTGCAAGCATACCCGATATTCATGGTAGTGCCTTCGACTTCAAAAGTGAGCTTTACTGCTTCCCACCCATTTGACCCTGTGATAATTTCATCAGAAACAAAAGCCATGTTGTGTCTGCCTGGCTCTATCTTCCTACTGCCACTTTCTATCTCGGCATCAAAATCATGCCCATACTTAGTTAAATCGGTCATTTTATTCTCCTTTATTTCCCGATAATTGCTGATCTAATTTCTTGCCAATCAAATGGCATCTCTTCTGGTAAGGCATATCTATTCTTCGCTACGAAAGCGGGCCGTTCTTGAGTGTACAAAACTCTATCTCCCTGAACAGTCTTTGATGTGGTTTGACCACCCTTACCTTTTACTTTTACAGTTCCAAGTTTATAGTTAGCAAAAAAACAGCAGTCACTATGCTCAAGGATTAGATCACCCGCTTTTTTATGGAGCTTTAGTTCGAAGCGATCATACGCTTCAACTTCTGGTGACTCAAACCGTTTGATCTGTGTATGTGCAATCTGCACCACTGTCATTTTCTTCTCATCTCGCAAGCGATTTAAAACATCTATATATTCTCGCCAATGTTTCAGTGCTTCAACATAACCTGTGCCGTAGCTAAATTCACTTATGGATTTTTTGCCATGCTTATCGCAAACTTTTTCCCATATAAGTGGCTCTAGCCAATCCAAAGAATCTACGGCTACTGTGGCAAATTCATGTGATTCCGTTAATAACGAATTCATATTTTCCATGAAAGTGTCGAAATCTTTCGCGACAGGAAAATGATCACATTGTATCTTTCCCATACCATCTTCTGACAAAATGAAAATTGTTTTATTCATGCTTGCCGCAAATGATGTTTTTCCAATACCCGCAGTTCCATGTATGGTAATGCGTGGTGGCTTTAGTTTAGTCTTACTTCTTATTGCTGATAGACTCAATTTTACTCTCCTCTTTAGTTATAAAACCTTTAAGCTGATGTGCATAAGCTGCTGATAAAATACTGAGCTTCTCTACCTCAAACTGCGCATTAGCCTCAAACTCTCTCTTATTGTTATTAACCATAACTAGCTTGTTATAAACTAGCTTCCCTTCTTCACTGAGATCGCTCACATTATGCTCAACCCCATCTTCAAAGCTAAACGTAGCTTTTTCTTCTTCACTCATTATTATTACCTCTATTGATTGTATGAATTACAAATGTCTTTTGCTCGGCAAAAACGACATTGATCTCTCCCAGCATTAAAAACTGGTTCTTCTTCCAAGCAAGCATCTATTGCTGGCTTTAGAATATTGAAACCCCATTCCACTAAATTTTCTGCTGAGATATCCCAACTTCTAATTTTGCCATCTCTGTGAAATGAAGTAGGTTGCACGATGGTTAGCTCTACTGTGGTATTCTCATTACCATACCGACTCAATGCACCAAGCGCATAAATCATCAACTGTTCATTATGCTCAACGTCTACTGGAAACTTACCTGATTTTAAATCAATAACGGCAATGCGATTAGCTTCTTTACCCAAGATTAAGGCATCTACTGTACCCCAACACTCTTGGCTGATCTCATCTATGCGTGTTCTTTCTTCTATTAATAATTTACCGTTTAAATCTTCTTTTCTGGTTTTGACGTAATGCACATATTGCTCGGCACAATCCAGCATATCTTCGGTGACTTCGACTACAAAACCATCTATCTCTTCTTTTCTACCTAGCCAGTAATCACTAAGCGATACATTCTCTAATCTATCTTTCAATAGCATTTCCACCATGTGATGCACTAATGTTCCTTTTGCGGCTGGCATAGTGGTATCCATTACAAAAGGTATGCTCTCGGCTAGTTGTATTGAACCAGGACAAGCCATCCAACGCTTTGCTGCTGATGGTGAAAATCTACTGTGGGCCATGAATTTGATCCTTTGTAATTTTAGCCCAAAGTTCAGGCGATATAGTGATAGTGCAATTGAAATCTTGATCTGGAAAATGCCAATCAGCATGCGGTATAACCACATGCCAGTCAGCGCGATCTGCTCGATACCAAAGACAAGGTATTAAATCTACCTTGATTGCTTGCTCGCACGTTTGCTTCCACCACTGCTTGATGTCACCTTGTGTTAAAGACTTGCGCCTTTTCACCTCAATGGCATACGGTTCACCACCTAACAAATCATGCCCGCCACCATACGTCTGACTATAGTTGACCTCTAACTGAATATCAGTCAAGGACTTAATCACTTCGATGGCTTCGCGCTCACCTCTTCTACCCTTGTTTCTGGCGTTCATTTGGTTTTATTAGCGTTGGATGAACTGCTTTCAAGTTCTTCTATTTCATTAACTTTGTATAGCACCGCAGCACCTATTTTATAAAAGTTTGGGCCAATGCCTTGCACTCGCCAATTCTCTAAAGTTCTCGGTGACTTCTTCCACCTAGCGGCTAATTCCACTGTGGTCATAAAGTTAGAATAATCTTTTTCTTCTCTCATGCTCCCTTCCCATTTATACACGACTGTTGTATTATACTCACATTAAACACATAAATGGAAGAGAGAATGAAAAAAAAATTAGCTACTGATGTGCAGATGGCGGGTCAACATTATCAATCTCAAGCAATTCAACCGATACAATATATAACTGCAAACAATCTCTCGTTCTGTTTGGGTAATGTGGTCAAGTATGTTACCAGAAATAAAACTAACAAAGTAGAAGATTTATTGAAAGCTAAACACTATATTGACTTAGAATTAGAATTAATCCATAAGTGCGATTCTGATGGTAAGCCTATTTAACTTCCTTGTTTTATATTGATAGTAGAACTACTGCCTCCGTTAGTAGAGACTGCATTTACTTTACCGCCTTGCTCGATTCTTATGTTGTATGAACCATCTTTTGATACTTGCATTTGTAAATTATTTTCGACCTGTCTAATAAATTTAACTTGGCTATCATCAACAAAAGTATTTATCTGGGTATCACTGTCATAACCAATGTCAGTACCTTTGATGCCATCAGATGATAAGGCTTGATTTGCTTTACTTAATTCATCGACTTCCTGAATTACATCTAACAAATCTTCCAGAAAATTAGCTGCAAGATAATCTATATCAAGTTCGGTATACTCTAAATCATCTTCAGCCAGATCATCAGTATCAAGCTCATCAAATTCTAAGAAGTCAACATCAAGAATA